CCACTCGTCAAGTGTTGCTGCTTCCCAGATGGGATAGAAATGTAGTCCGATTGCGTTTGAGGAGGGAACGACCGCTCCTGATATGATGTTGTTTCCATAGAGTAAAGAGCCAGATACTGGTTCACGTATGCCGTCTATGTCCACAGGAGGTGCAGCAATAAAGGCGAGTATAAAGCAAGTCGCAGCAGTTAGTAAGCAAGGTATCATAAGCACACCGAACCATCCCACATAGAGACGGTTCTCGGTGCTAGTTACCCACTCACAAAACCTGCTCCAGTTGTCGGCTGGTTTAGTAAGTTGTATCGTTGCCATTAGAAAGTAAATTTAGTTCCTAATTTTGTTCCCCAGTTATTGTCAGCATCTTCTACTTGTGCGAAAGATAACTCACCATAAATATCTAACTTATCTGTTACAGGTAATTTAGCTCCTGTTTTACCAGACCAGTTAGAATCAGAGTCTGCTCCGTCTGCAGCATTAAGTGTTTTACCACCTTGGATGTACCAAGCTAGATCGTTAACGTTGCTTTCATAACCTATGTGTAGGTCTGTTGCTCTTGATGTGTAATCAGTACCAGTGTAATTAGCTCTAGTCTCTACGTTAACGTAAGGACGTGCTAGTACTGGTGATGACATTGCAGCTGCTGCTGTAAGTACAATAAATTTTTTCATTAAAATAAAAAAGAAAAGTTGGTGGAGGTGTACGATACGATTCGAGCCTCCGCTTTCCTAGAATATTCCTGGAATTATCTGACCTGTCAGCCAGTAAGTACCTATTGCAGCTACTACTCCTAGCATAGCTAGTCTACCATTTAGCTCTTCAGCTATATGCCATTTATCGTTTTCGTGGTTATGGTTTGTCATAAGTCTGGGGGGTGTTTCGTTTGGAAAAAGATTTTGTGGTGTCATTGTTTGGTGGTGTTTTCTTCAGTTGAGGTTATTTGATTATCATGAGAGCCTCCCATACTACTTCCACCTTTCCAGTCCATACCTACGGCAGAAGGTTTAACACCATTCAACCAGCATTGAACTGACAAGAAGCAACCACCTTGCGGGCCAGCTTTAGCCGAATGTTCATCATCAGGTAAAACTCTAACAAACAGGTAGTGTGCAGCAGATAGGTTGGAGTCGGGAGAGGGTTGGTTAGCAAACCACATTGGGAGAGTAACTCCACCATTAGAATGAAACTCAATTCCTTTAAGTGCTACCTCATAAGAGTCAACATTAGGATGAGTATGTGGTGGAATATAAGTATCTGGTTTAACAGTTACAAATTCAACTTGGTATTGACCGTGTCTATAAATACATGTTGAGGTCAAACCTTCGACAAAATGTATTGAGTTGTCTAAAGGAGTAAAGATCTGTAAACCGCCAGCTAGATACCATTCTAAGAAAGTTGTGAGATCATCGTCAAACTCTCTTCCAGTTCCGTCTTTCATTTATTTTTTCTTAACCTTCTTCTTGGGAGGTCTTCCTTTTTTAGTACCATAAGTACCCTTACCCATCGGCATAATTAATCTCCTATACTTTTAATTTAGAGGCTGCTAGTTTTCTGATAACATCATCTCTGAACGCCTCATCAGATTTGTATTCTGGTTTGTTCATATCTCTAACTACTTCTGCCATACTTCTGTAAGTCTCAGTAGCTGATTCTTTACCAGTAACTACTCTTGAGTCACGTCCTTGTGAGTCTTCATATTTTCCCATAAGTGCTGATACTGCGAATTTAATTGCTGTTTTGTTTGCTGTTTTGAGTACAGCATCGTACTCATTGATTGCTGTTTGATTTAGATTTTGACCAGCCCAATCCATAAGAGCTTGATAGCCTTCTTCACCATTTGCGACAGCTTTAACCTCAGCTATCTCTGCTTCAGTTAGGACTGGTTCTGCTTTCTCTACACCAGCTTCACTTCTAACACCTGCTAAATAGTTATCAATTATTTCATTAGAGAAACCTGCTTTATTTAGCTGGCCATACATCTCTTCACTTAACGTACCGTTATTTTCAGCAAAGTGCTTACTCATTGCAAACGGATCTATATTATTCTCTTTGAATGTATTGCTTAACTGTTCGCCATACATGTCGTTAGCTGTTTCATAGTTAACTGAACCGTCATCACTATAGTATTCAAGTTCTTGTGCGGGTTCAGTTTCAGCTTCTGCCGTTTCTAATGTGCTATCAGAATTACCTAGCTTTTTTTGTAGTTCGAGATAGGCAGCCTCTAAATCTTCAGCGGATTTGTATTTACCAGCAAGCATTTTATCTTGCTTGTTCATCAACTCCTCGCCAATCTTTAGAGACTCTGCCTCTTTCTCTGCTATTTCATTTGCTACTACAGGATCTTCAGAAGTGTCGTAGCGAATTGTTTCTGCCATAGTTATTGTGGTTGTGGTGTACCTCCAGAGACCATTGCGTTTACTGCGTCAACGACTTCTGGATTTTTTGATGGATCCATCATGGGAGTTCCAGCTAATTGACCTGCTTGGTCAGTTAGGGATTGCATCTGTTGTGCTTGCATAGCTTGTTGCTGCTCTTGGTTACGCTCCTCTACGCTCTTAACAAGATTTAATATGTCTATACCTTGTGCAGCTGCAAGACGTTTAATAGCCTCGTCAGGATTCATGTATTGAGCCAAAGCTTCTGGACCCATTGTTTGAGCAATCGTAGTTATAAATTGTACAAGTGAATCTCTATCCTGTCCTCTACCTAAAGCATTTATACCTGCTACAATAGTTGGTTTTACTAAACCAGCTGGTACACTAGGTATTTGTTTTGATCTAGTAAGGGTGTGCATCTTACGTTTAAGATAAGGTATAAGAAATTCTGCTGTCAACAAACTGAAGAGACCGCCAAGCTGACGCTCTAACTCCATCTGTGTCATTCTTACTTCTTCTGCGGTGGTGCGTTCTGACTGACGTACTTGTAAGACAAGAAAAGCTTCAGCTAATCTCTTCTCTAACATGTTAACCATCTGATATGCTGTTTGGAAGTCAGCAGTTTTACCTACTTGTACAACACCTACATCGTCAGGTCTGCCCTGTATGATAGCACCGTTACCTGCATTAGCTAATGAAGCTGGCTTGGTAACTGAAGAGGGTGATACAGTAAACACAACTTTTGCTGCTGCTGCACTACCTTCGACTATAGCTTGCATCAATGCCTCTAAAGATTTCAAGTCCCCAAGGAACTCTTCAACTCTAGAACGACCAT